GGCAAAGGCATCCTCTTTGGCGCGCTGGCAGATCTTGGACTCTTTCTGATGACATGATTGTCAACGGAGCCGAGTTCCAGAACGGTCTTCTGAACATCAATCTGGAGAAAGTGGTTCCAGATGAAAAGAAACCACGTATCGTTCCAATCACAGTACCAAATGTGATTGAACACAAAAAGAAGTAAATCACTTTTTCCCCCTACTAATATATACTTTAGTGGGGGGTTTTTTATTTTTTAATTATTCGTAGGAGAAAAATAATGTTACCGTTATTATTATTCAATGTTATTTCTAGTCTTGTCATAGACAAGGCAACAGATTTAGCGACAGAGCACGTTGAAAGTATGATAGATGATTTACTTCCAGATGCTGCAAAAAAAGAATTAGACAAAGCTATAAAGTCTGACCCCACACACCAATTTACAAATGCTAAAGATGCATTGATGGGTGCTGTTGAGGGTAAGTTACCTATAATTAAAGCCGATGGTACACTTAAACCAATAGAAGTGACATTTACAGTTTCATATGATCCCACAACTGGATCTGTTGATATTCAGAAAGGGGCGTAATATGGCTGACATAGTAAGATTATCAAAAAACTTTGCATTATCAGAACTGACAAAGAGTGCCACGGCAGAAAGATTGAATGTAGATAACACTCCTAATTTATATCATCTTGTAAGTTTAACACATCTTGCAATTAATATTTTGCAACCAGTTAGAGATAAGTTTGGTGTAATTACAATTAATTCTGGCTATAGAAGTCCTGCACTAAATGCAAAAGTGGGAGGATCTAAAACCAGCCAACATTGTAATGGACAGGCCTCAGATTTTGAATCTTTTTCTACACCGAATCCAGACCTTGCGTTATGGATTACTAAGAATTTGGACTTTGACCAAATCATCTTAGAGTTCTACGATGGAGTTGATCCGAATAGTGGGTGGGTACATTGTAGTTACAACTTGATGGGAAATCGTAGAAAAATACTTACTGCACTTAAAACTAAAAGTGGTGTGGTATATAAGAATGGTTTTGTGAGTAAATGAAAACAAGGGGAACCATGAAATACGTATGGTTAATATATTTACAATTTCTATTTGTTGCTGGGCAATTCAATGCAAAAAAGAATTGGATTGACAAACACATTTTAATATGTTATAATAAGTTAGATGAATTAAACGTTGATTATGTTAAATATCATGATTTTGATAAGAAAGAATAGGTGAGTTTTTATACAAATGTACATTGCCTGGGAAATAATATTTTATTTCGTGGCATCTCTAATGATGGCCAACGATTCAAAGATCGTGTAGAGTATAAACCAACACTCTATATTCCTACCAAAGAAAAAACTAAATTTAGGACTCTTGAAGGAAAACCAGTTGGGGAAATCCAACCTGGCAATATGAGAGAGTGTCGAGATTTCATTCGTAAGTACAAAGAAATTGACAACTTCAATATTTACGGTAATGATAAATTTGAGTTTTCTTTTATTGCAGAATATTTTCCAGAAGAACATATAGAATACGAATTCTCACAGATTCGTATTGCATATCTTGATATTGAAATTGCATCAGAAAATGGATTTCCAGATATTGATACTGCAACCGAAGAAGTTACTGCAATTACGTTAAAAATAGATCGTAAATGTTATGTTTTTGGTAGAGGTGAGTTTGTTCATGATAGGGAGAATGTTTTCTATTTTCGATTCGATAGTGAACGAGCATTACTTCAAAAGTTCTTTGAAATGTGGGACAAGGAATCACCAGATATTGTTACAGGATGGAACATAGAAACATTTGATATTCCATATTTGGTTAATCGTGCAAAACGGCTATTTGATGAAAAAAGAAATCCATTTCGATTACTTTCGCCCTGGAAAAAGGTTCATGCGTATACAATGTTCGGAATGGGAGGTAGAGAACTTCAAGCCTATGAAATAATTGGTGTGGAAACACTTGATTATTTACAAATGTATCGTAAATTTACTTATACTAATCAAGAGTCATATCGACTTGATCATATTGCATTTGTGGAATTGGGAGAACGTAAACTTGATTATTCTGAACAAGGTTCTCTTCATCTTCTTTACAAAAACGATTATCAGAAGTTCATAGAATACAACATCAAAGATGTAGAATTAGTTGAAGAATTAGATAGTAAATTAAAATTACTTGAAATGTTAGTTGCACTTGCATATCTTTGCAAAGTGAATTACGGAAATACATTCGGTCAAGTTCGGATGTGGGATACATTAATTTACAACAATCTTCTCAGAAAAAACATTGTTATTCCACCAAAGAAACATTCCAGCAAATCTATTCAGTTTGAGGGTGCGTATGTGAAAGATCCTATTATTGGGGCACACAATTGGGTTGTGAACTTTGACTTGAACTCTCTGTATCCGCATTTAATAATGCAATATAATTTAAGTCCTGAAACATTGATCACAGATGAATTACCGAAAGAATTACAAAAGATTAAAGATGACCGGCCGGGTGTGAGTGGATTGTTAGATCAATCTCAATCATTGGATGGTTTAGAAAAATATAATCTTACTTATACTCCAAACAATGAATTTTATCGAAAGGATGTACAGGGATTTCTACCAGAGATGATGCAACAGATTTATAATGATCGTGTAAAGTATAAGAAAAAGATGATTGCAACCAAGAAAAAGTTGCAGAAGGAAAAGGATGGAGATAAGAGAGTAGAATTATATAACTTGGTTTCCAGATATCATAATATGCAGAATAATCTAAAGACTACTCTTAACTCTGCTTTTGGTGCGATGGGAAATGAGCATTTTAGATATTTTGATCAACGAATTGCAGAGGCCGTTACAACATCTGGACAACTTTCAATCAAATGGATCGAAAAAGAAATCAATCGATACCTGAACGAAATACTTAAACCAGAAGAAGAAAAAGATTATGTCGTGGCAGTTGATACAGATTCGGTTTATATTTGCATGGATGATTTGGTAAAAACAATTTATGGAGATACGATTGATGATAAAAATAAAGTAGTTGATTTTTTAGATAAGGTTTGTTCTGAACAAATGGAAAAGATCATAGACACTTCTTATCAGAAACTTGCAGAATATGTAAATGCATACGATCAAAAGATGGTAATGAAACGTGAAAATATTGCAGACAAGGCCCTTTGGACTGCAAAGAAACGTTATATTATGAATGTGTATGATGCAGAGGGTGTTCGGTATGAAAAACCACAACTCAAGGTCATGGGAATTGAATCAGTTCGATCTTCTACCCCTGCAGCGTGCAAAGAGAAAATGAAGGGGATTTTTAATATTATCATGAATGGTACAGAAGAAGATGCGATAAATTATATTGATAAGTTCAGAGAAGAGTTTCGGACATTAGAAGCAGAGGATATATTTTTTCCTCGTTCTGTTCGGGGAATAACTAAGTATCATGATGCGGCCCAATTGTATATTAAAGGTTCGCCAATTCATGTAAAAGGTGCATTGATTTACAACAAACTGTTGAAAGATAAGAATTTACTTAACTCTTATCCTACTATAAAAGATGGAGAGAAAATTAAGTTTGCATATCTCAAGAAACCAAATCCTGTTGGAGATACAGTAATTGCAATTCTTAATAAATTACCTGAAGAGTTTGGTTTGAAAGAATACATCGATTATGATTTACAATTTCAAAAATCATTCATCGAGCCCATGTCTTCAGTCATGGGAGCAGTTGGATGGAACACAGAACATATATCAACACTTGAAGATTTTTTCGGATGAGAACGAATGTTTTTTGGTCTTTTAACACTATTGGTTGCACTTGCAATTTCAACGGTTGCAGCTTATTACTCAATAGTCGGATTAATGGCAATCTTTGCAGGCGCCAAACTTGCAATTGCTATTATGGGGGTTGTCCTTGAAATAGGAAAACTGGTTGTTGCATCGTGGACATTCCAGAATTGGAAAACGAGTCCTGTATCGATTCGATCTTATTTTATAGTATCGGTAGTTGTTC